AAGATCGTCGAAGTTCTTTAAAAAGGAATTACTCATTTTTTACTCCAAATTCCTGTTCCGGCCGGGCCTCCGACCGCAAAATATTTAGTTACATATTTTATTATCAAACCGTTGGGCTGCGTTGCCGAGACCTTTATGTCAAGCTGTCCGGGACTCATGGAGTCCTGTTCCACGACCACGTCTATGGTCGTCGCCCGCCCCGTCTGTATCAGCCATTGCAAGGATTCCTGTATATATTGTTGGGCCAAGGCTATGTTCTGAGGCGTGATCTTTTTTATTTTGTAAAGGTTACAGCCGAAGTTCCTGTTCTGAAAAAAGTCGCCTTTGTTAATGTTTAAAGACAAAAACATGGACGTGCGGATGTCTGAGTTCTTGGCGAAGACTAAGGACCCGGTATTAGTCCCTTGTTCCAGTTGTATTTGAAAGTCCATATTAAGTTGATTCCAATGTTGACGTAAAAATAGTTGAAGGATCAGGATCTGGTGCCAAGACGACAGCTCCCGTACTAGGATCATGAGTATGCAATAAAAAAGTTTTCTTTAAAAAATCAGTCGTCAACAGTGGCTGAGGCGATTTGGTTGGCTGATTAGGATCAAATATTGTCACTGCCGAAGTCTGAATAGATACCTTTCCCTTTCCGGCAAGAATGTATATATCAGCTGCCGCTTCTATGAGAATACTAATTCCGGCCGGGTATAAAGTATTCTTGGCCGGATTAAGTATAATATTATTGACTGTAGATGCATCTCCGGCTGAGTAAATTCGAACTTCTCCATCCCCCATAGGAAATTTTCCTTCGGCAGTATTTCCGTCGTTCTCAGCCACGGAAATAATATTGTTGCCCCACTTGAGCGTAGCGAGCTCCGTGTCCTTAGGCGGATTGCTGCGGAAGCCATAGTGCTGATACATTCTTCCGTTATCAATAGTCTCACCGGACCGCCCGCGGGCTGAGAAATAGCGGTACGTGCTACCTGACACGTAGTTGAGTAAAGACCGAAACACTTGCAAAGGAGAAAACATTATTTTCCCTCATAAACAGCAAAAGGACGACTCCAATACGACAAGCCATTATCTGATAGTGGCGAAGCCAACTCGACTTCGGTTTTTAAACCGGAGGCCTTAGACCCCGTATATGTCACGCCGTAAATCAAAAAAGTTATTCCGTCCAGGTCCAGAAAATCATCATATACTTTAGCGTATTGCCCGAAGAAATAGGGCAAGCCCCCATTCGGACTGTGATTGGATACAGTATATTTTATATTGTAAAGTTCCCGGTTTTGGGTGAATAAGTCATTATTCATCAACAAATTCCTGGTCTTGCTCCAAGTATAAGCATCTACTGAATCCGCACTTATTGATTTAAATTTAGTCATGCCGTTATACATTTTCTTCATGTACGCAGGGGTTATTGTCCCTTCCATGGGCGTGCCATCTGAGTTCAGGTCAGGTATCGAATCAATTCTTTCAATCCTCTCACTAAAGTATCTGACACCATTGTATGCATTCTCTTTAAAGTCCTGGTCCTCGCCCAAGGTCTCACCACAAAGACGAATGTACTTATAATAATTGGTAATGTCCTGTTTCGAACTGCAGGAGATGATGTTGTTCTGACCTTGATTTTTTAGAACATTATAAAAAGCTACTTCTCCAGAAGGGTCTGTATTTCCCCACGGATCATATCCTACAAGTTGATGTCCCTGTAATCCATTTGGATCTTCCTGAGCATTAAAACCTGCTGTATGTATTAGTATGTAATTAGTTCCCGGCGGGTTATAAAGTATCAAGCCCCTTTGATTACATAAATTCGTTGCCACGTCGTACAGTGTTTCGCCAAGGCTGAAGCTCACAGCTTTGAAATGTGGCATGCCAGTTAGTTCCTGGAGCGCGGACTGAGACGCTATAAACGGCGTATTATTTAAATATTTCCTGATGGATAATGGCGGATCCAGAGTTATTTTTGCATTTTGAAAGCCATTATTCATGTTTGTAATCGAAGATATTTCTGTGTTATTAAACCATAGAAGCTCGAGCAAGTCATGCAGTGATCCCGCATCGCCATACTGTTTCAAGGTCGAGGATGTAGGCGGGTGATTTTCCGCCTGTATTACTTGGTTATCCATGAGAATAGCCGTCAAGTCACGCCCAGAAATGGTATGGGTCAGTGAGCCCTTGTCGTAATTAGTTTCTATTTTATCTAAGTACCCGTTCATCCACGCGTGCCCGTTTATTTTCCACTGAAAAAAAGCTTCTTGTTTTGCAAGATTTATGAGCGAGTTCAATAAGTGCACCTCGCCAACGTAGTCCTCGCCCATAACCAAATCACAAGTAAATGTCCCCGCCCCTCCGTACATATCATAATGCATAGTATAGGACTGTATAAATACTGTCATGTTCACTTCATTCACCCGAAGTTCCACTTTGTCTATATTACTCTGCATAAACCAGTAAAGCCCCTTCCGAGAAAGTCGGGTTCTTGATATTCGAATTTATTTTCAAAACCCGGTCTATGGCGTTGTAATTCAGTCCCATGGTCGTAATAAGCAAATGTAAAGGAATACTGGGCACGGTTACATTAACAAAAGCTTTCCTGTTCAGTTTCTCTGTGTCTACAAAAGTTGTAATCTGCTTCGATAAAATCAAGAGATCCTGAACATCCTGCCCGTTAGCCCTGTTTAAATTAATTATGCTTTGAATATATTGATTAATGGCATAGAGCATATTTTCCAAGTCTTGCAAGGACATAACCTGCACCGGCTGAGTACTGACAATTCTGTTGCCGGCAGGATCAAAGGTCAAACTGGTTTCAATTTTTTCGTTGGCCTTTGCATTGTTGTCATCTACAATCATCGAAGATTGCACCGCTCCGGTAATATTAATTACCCCGCAATTTCCCAAGGCGGAATTTAAGATAACGTTTATGGACGACGGCGAGGAAATAGTCTGACCCAGAACAACCATGTCCTGTATTAGATTTTGTGTTACCTGTACAGGTAAGGCGTTGAGCGCGGACATCGATGCAATAGACCTGCGAATGGCATTGTTAGCTGCACCAATTATACGGCCGGGAACGTCGTTTACAAAACTTATAGTGTTGTTCAGCGCATTAAAGGGCTGCGTTACCGTGTCCAAGAATCCGTCCCATACGTCCAGGGCCCGGTCAGCCTGCTCCAGGAAAGCCTGAGAGGCTTGAGATATGTTCGAAAACTGAGCCCGCATTTTTTCCGTGGAACTGACTATTTTATTAAGTACGTCGGAGTATCCTGATTGGGCAATTGAATTATTTAGCGTCGTGTAAAGATTATTCAGGGCCTTTGTCTGCACCGGAATCATGTCCAAGACAGAGGCCGAGAAAAAGAGACTTTGAATGTCTTTGCGGGTAAACTCAATATCAATTTCCACATAATCCTGAACATCGGTGTGCAAGGTCCTAAGTGAGCTTATGTAACCCTGCAGTGTCCCGTACTTGGGATGGATGAACGTGTGGTACACCGAGCTATCGGACATTTGCTCGAGAAATAAATAGTGATTATCAAAATTAGGATCAAAGTCTGTAGACGGCGTCGTTTCATGCCCGTACCAGAAAGTCTTAAAACTTATAGTTCGAGGATGATTTCCCATGTTCTGAATAAAAGCCCCGTCACTGTTCACATACTCATGCATAACCAAGGCCGTGGATAGGTCGTCGGCAATAGTCAACATGTTCAAAAGGTAGAAATCCTTTTGAGTTCCGTCGGTATCGATCTTTGCTGTAAACTGCTCAGCCATTAATAATTATCCTGTGTTGGAGTATGAGTTACTCGCATTTGCTTTTTAACCACTTTTAATGGTCTTTGTTTTCCTGTCTCGTCCTGAAGAACAACAGAACCCGGGAAAAAATTAACCGTAGCTCCTGCATCATTAGGACGTGGTGGACCTACGAAGCCCGGTGCATTGGTACCGGTAAATAATGGATATTTCTCAGCCTCAGTCGGGGCATGCGGTCTATAAACTCTACCCGTAATGGGATCAACAAGATTGTCGGCGCCTCGATCGTTGTAAGCCTTCTCGGACATAAGTTGCTTTTGAACAGCTTGATGAGCAAAGTATCCAGCCATAATCATACCCACGACGGGCAATGCAACAGTAGCAATGCTGCCTATGACTCCGGAACTAAGCATCTCAAGGGCCGCTCCACCCTTCCCGGTCATGCCCGGCACACCACCTCCAAGTCCTGTATTACCTGCTACAATGACATACATAGGATTTGTACTAGTACCCAACTGCCCAAGACCGAGACCAGGTTTCCCGCCTGTTTTTCCTGCTCCAAAGACTCCAGCAATGGACCCTATTCCACCCAGGAGCCCGGTAATAACTTTCCAGCCTACAAAGGCTATTGCCACGTCTTTTACCCATTGTAAATACTTATCAAGGTTGGGATCTCCGGCCATTTTACTTATGGCACTTGCAAGTTTCTCCAAATATGGAGTCAAGGCCGAGTCCGCGAACTTATCCCCTATAACTTTCAAAACCGCTAGGGACGATGCCAGACCTTCGGTTTTTTCGGCCGCAAGTTTCGCCACATCCCCGAGATTGGCCGTGTCCTTGGCATGTTGCAATTCTGATTTGTGAAGCTCGATGGCCTGAATGTCTACAGTGCTGAAACCGAAAATCTTCCTGAAATACTTTGCCCGGCCCTCGGCCGTGGGTATTCTTTTAGTCACCGCTTCAATGATTTTCATCACGTCAAAATTTTTCAAGTCTGATTCTTTAAGCCCCAGCTCCATCACGTCCGCAAATTTAATAGTAGATAGAGTTTTTATCATGCTCCTTGCCAGACGACTGGGATTCTTAGTGAACGCAGCAACAGTAAACATATCAAAAAGCTTACTAGGGTTCCCGCCTTGCGTTATAAAAGTCTTGGCGATCTGGCCCATGTCCGGAGCGAGTTTCTCAAACCCGCTCTCAACACCCGGCATGTGCGACATTGACACCATACGACCGACCAAGTCCTGGAAACCCTTGTCCGTGAGCTTTGTCTGTAGTTGTAAATCGCCCAGGTACCCGCCTAACGAGCCCATGTCCATGCCTGTGGCATTGGCCACGTCGGCCATAAACTTCATATTTCTGGTAACAAAGCCTATATCGTGTGACGTAGTCAAAGCGGCCGTTGACATTTTAAGAATTTCATCGGTCCCGGTCTTGCTAGCCAAAGCCACGCTAAAAACCTGCTTCTTGAGCTGTATCATGGTGTCCGCGGTCAGCATTCCTGCCTGCCGTAACTTTATCATTTCCGAGTCCAGATTGATTACACGCTTGGTCAATTCCATGAAAGCCAGACCACCCGCGGCATAGCCCAGGACCCCAGTCAATCCTTTAATCGAAGACTTAAGCTTATCAATACCCTGACTAGCTTGGGCGCCTTGAAAATGAGCGTTTATATTTAAATTTTTGTTTACGTCCACAAGCTAATCCTTGGGTTTCAATGTCATTTTTCCGGGATTTTGTTTACGATCGAGTTCTGCTTCTTGCAGAATCGTAAAAGCTAAGAGTTGTCCGCTGGTAAGTTCATCGGGGCTTTTGCCAAAATAAGCAACAATTTTTTGGCAATACTCAAACTTAACAAGCTCGTCAACGTTTCCTCTGGCTTTTTTTTTAAACTGACGACAAGCCTATCGAACTCTTCATCCGACAGATTGCCAGGCGAGGGATTACATTCGGCGTCAAAAGAGGCGTATTCTTCAAACAAAAGTCTTTTCTCATTTGTCGACAAACTTTTTCGGAACTCAGTTATGCTCGGAGCAATGGGCTCAGACACATTTGCAGGGTCCCGGAGGGCCAGAAACAGTATCTGAGTATTTTCTTCCTCTGCATATGTAGTTCCATTCATTAGATTTAAATCAGATTTATATGCTTTAAAAATTCTTTCCGTGTCAATCGAAGCGGTTTGAAAATCCTGTTGGCTCAGGATCCTGAGTAAAACCTTGGTCTCAGTCCCGGGCCAGTTAATGAGCTTCGTGTTGTTCGTTCCAAGTTTGAGCTTGGAAAGTAAATCGGACATAAATTTTTCCTTTGAGAGGGTTTAATACGGCCCAGGCCTCAGCATTGCAACCCTCTCACAAGGATGCTAGCCAAGGCCCGAAACCATATATTTAGCTTATCACGCCGGTATCGATTACACCATTGTAGGTCTTCCGCAGGGCTATAAAAGCCACGTCCCGAATGTATTCGTTCTCGGAATCAATCTTAGTTTCGGAAATAGATTCCACGGCTACGTCGCCATAAATAAATCTTTCTCCGCCGTCAAGCTCTACGTTGAAGGTCACGCCGGTCACAGCCAGACTGGTGAAGTCAATTCCGCCGCCCTGAGGAACTACGTATTCAGCTTTGAATTTGTACCGGTGAGTCACAGGCGCGGTCCCGGTCTTATACATCAGCGGTATCTGCTTATTGTATTGGACGGCCTCTTCCTGGAAACTTTTAAAGTCTCCGATGGGCTTCCCGGCGAGTTCCAAGTTTGCCCTGACAATGTACTGAGACATATTACAACTCCTTTATAAATTACAGAATGAGTATGATCTGGCCGGCAATAACATGTAACCCTGACACAATGTTACTAGGTATGCGTACATCGATCTGCGTAGGCATCGATGTATCCGTCTCCACAATAATCCCAGGCATATACTGAGCCACGTTCTGCACAATTTCCAAGTCCTGCAACAGAGTGAGAACGTCCACAACCTGGTCTTTGATCGATGCCGCAATCTTCGCCGTAAGCTTCGCCCGAACAAAGGTATTCGCCAAACGAGCCCTGATCTGAGCCCGGACATAGTCCAAAGTCCTGATCGTATTTATATCGAGCAACGTAATATCCGGTATAGCCAGACTGTTGACCGTGTACGTGGTAATAGCCCGAACGATTTCTACTGCGTCGCCAGGAGCCACGTCAAACGGAGCCACGCCATTATTAAATAGGTATTCTTCGGCAGAACGAGAGAACCGGTCCACGACCGCGGGCGACGCTATGTTAGCCAGTATAAGGCCATCGTAAGGCACCGCAGGATCGCTTTGTAAACCGATCACGCCTGCGTAGGCGCCAGCAATCTTATAGGCCTCAGACTTAGCCTGAGCCCCGCCATTGGCATAAGACATGTATCCAAGCGATGTCCGGCCGTCATTAAGACCTGCAGCCAGAGCTACGACCGCGGCCTGTGTTCCGACCAAGTCCGTAGTAGCGGCAATCTGGACGCACGGACGTTGTTCCATGGCGCCAGACACAAAGGTATTGAAAGCTGTAACTTGGCCCAAAGCTGTAGCCGAAGGAATCGTATTGACTACAACTGTATAGCCCGCACCCTGAATCAGGTTAAGGGGCGTACCTGTTGTGGTATAGGGTCCGACTGTACTATCTGTTGCTCCACTTGCCATAGCCGTAGCCGTAACGGAAGCCAGACCAGCCGTAGCCTGAGCACCTAGAGCAATATGATTACCAACTATTCCACCATTTTTTGCGGTGAAAGTAACTGTTCCCGCGGAACTGGTATCGGTTACGGGCAACTGTTGAGCAATCGGAGCCAGAACACCCATCAAGCCTGCGGCTATGGAGGCTTTAGAGTCTCCGGCTAAGAACGGATACTGAACCAACTGGTCACCGACCCACACATTAAGCTGTCCGTTCGCGGACGCGGTCGTGTCTCCGATAACAACTGTGCCTGTTGCCTTCGTAGTTCCAGACATGTCAAGCAATGGCATAACGCTTATGCGGGCATAGGGATTGGCCGCCAACGCAGCCTGAGCCGTTAAATGGGCTACGGAACCGGCTCCGAACTGGAGCTGGGCTGTCCCCGCGTCAAAAATTGGCTGCGGAACCAGAGGGGTCGCTATGCCAGACGAGGTCATCTGAGCCAGGATAACTATGTTATCATTCGCAGGCTGAAGACCTTGCAGGGCATTGCTCGTATTTTCCTCGACATACACACCAGGGCGTCTTATATTGCCTGGAATTGTGCTAAAACTGATATTAGGTGAACTCATTATCTTTTCTCCTTTTCAAATTTTTTCGGAGCTTCTTTGATTTCTTCTTTAGGTATATCCTTAACGGGGACCTTAGGCGCGGTCTCCAGTGTTCTTCCATTCATCATTATGTCAACCATGTGTCTCATGTTAACTCTATCAAGTCTTCCGCCCGAGGCGGAGGAATACAACTTGTGCTGTCCGGTGGAGTAATCCAATAATCCGCCAATATCGCCGAAATCGTGCCCTGGTCCGCGTACTCAGGCTGCTGTGCATCGACGTTAAACGCCGTCCAGAACTCCGTAAGATACAACTGATATCCGGCCTTGGCATATTTCTCCGACGTTATGTTCTTGAACCCGTTCATCGTAATGTAGTTCTCTAACGGTAAACCAAACTTCTGGCCCTGTATGAAATTGGCTATGGAAACCAGAAGGTCGTAGGTCCCAGCCTTACGCTGGGCCTCGCCTGTCGGCCCGCCCTTGTTACACGGAAACACTACAATCAGGCTTACGATGACCTTATACTTATATGTAAAGAGCGTGACCCGCTGCGAACTCCCGGTGTTTATCGTGATGTTGACCGCAGGTTTGGTCAGGTTAATCGTTCCGTCAACCAAGTCCTTAAAAGCTATTTCCCGAACGTCGAGCCCCTGATTTTTCAGGGCGTCCAAAATAGACTGAGTCAAGTCCGTGAGAATCATTTATAATGTCCCCGGGCTTATAAACCTCTGATTAGCTCCGCCCGGAGCCCGGACCAGGTAATCATTCCAGTTATTTGTTGCGTTGCTCATAACAGAAACAGAGCCCTTGACTTTGTTCGAGCCGAACCAAACCGGGTTCTGAACAGACTCAAAGGGACTAACTCGGCCCCGCTGAATGTCCTTGAGAATCATTATTGCAAAATCGTAGTCGTCTTTGATCGGGTCCGGCAACGTCACCATCAAAGACCGCTTATATAAAAAGTAAACCGTGAGCTTCACTGCCACGTCGGTAATCATGTCTGGGACGGTGACTATAGGCACGGGAAACCGGCCTCGGCAATAGCCGTCAATCAGGTCTGAGGCCTGCTTAATGCAAAAATTGACCTTATCCTGGTCTATTTCGTCTGTGTCCGAGTCGTCGGTTAACTGCTGAATGACGTCCCGCGGCATGTAATTCTTTAAATCCAGTAATGTGCAATAACCCATTTTTTCCTTTAAAAAAGGCCCGGCCAGTTCGCACCGGGCCCACTAGGAGGAAACACCAACTTAAGAACTATAAACATTCGTCCACGCGTAGCCCACATCTAATGCTAGCGGGGCTATTTCTACATTTTCCGTAACTGTGTACACATATGACCGTTTCCGGAAATCATAGTACCCTTCCACATACCGCAGCGAGCCACGGTACGGAAGCCTAAACTGCAGACCGGCCGTCAAACAACGGAGACCGGGGGCTTCCCGATGAAACAAGAAGGCATTGCCCTTACCAGACGGTGACCATATCGGGGTCAAGCTAGCTGGGGACTTTGTCTTTTTATTCTCAGGCGAACCCGTATACACGGACGAACCGATGATGACTTCGTCGAGCTGGAGCA